AGGTAATATCAGATGTTTTTGCAAGATAAATGAACGTATAATATTTTCCTACATCTGGAATAAACTCACTATGAGTAAAAACTTCCATAATACTCAACATAATATCATCAGGATTGTACATATTTCTAATTTTTCTTTTGAGTTGTGAAACTCTACTTGATTGAGTTTGAATATTCTGTCCAAATCCTTGTGCCATTACTTGATACCTAGTTCTTGTTCGGTGATTATGCGGAACTTAATCATTCTGTCTTCGCACCATTCTTGAATAGATTTCCATTTAGATTGATTAATAGCATATGTATTTACTTCATTAATAAAAGTCTTTGTTCTTTTTTTAGAGGTCTGAATTGGTGGAATGGTTTGTTTTTTTGGTTTTATTTCTATAACATATTTTTGAGTTTTTCCATTATTTTCTAATACTTCAATAATAAAATCTGGAAAATATCTACAAACTCTTTGTTTTACTGGATTATAATAAGGAATGCAAAATTCTTCTGAACCATATTTTAAAATATTAGGAGATCTGTCACACCACTGCATAAATTTAAGTTCCCATCCACTACGATATATTATGTTTTGAGGATCTCCAATATATTTTTCTGGATTTCTTGGATGAAATCTTCCTTGATTATACTTTGAATCACGACGCATTTTTCCAACCTTTATGTGATTTTCTTTTTCCAGATAAAACTTGTCCTAAATGTGACGGATTTAAATCCAATTTTTTACTAATATGTGATATACAACTAAATTCAACTATTTTACCTTCTTTTGAAATTATTTTTCCTCCTTTTTGAAATTGTGAATATGTATATCCTTTATTATATGCAGGTCTACCTCTTCTTTTTTTAGCAGATGCTTCAATAGCTTTACTCAGGTCTCTTCTTTTTCCAGATTCTCTCATCAATTCTAAAGTTTCTTCACTGTAACAATTTACTCTTCCTTTGTTCCAAGGCGTATGATTTTTTTCAAATCCTAATATAGGTTTAAATGGTTTTGATAAGATTTCATATTCTAATCTTACAATTTCCGCACCATCAGTATTAAATACTTCACATAATTTTTTGGTATTCCAATACTCTACTTTTTTAAGACTTTCTGCCATTTCTTGACTACATAATATATCAGTAAAAGTATTTATAGATGGCAGACTATTCTTTAAATAATAATTTTATGCCAAATGCTCCATTAACTTCATTTACTGAAGCACAATTTCTTATTGGAGCAAATACCAATCTTACAGATCTGCCATCTGGAAACTCTTCTGGTGCTCCAAAACCTTCAATTAAAAGTTTATCTAAAATAAAATCTACATTATTACGTCCTGCACTTACATCTCATTTTGAGTGTTATTTCAATCCTCCCGATGATGTAAGATCTTACCTTGCAGCAAATAGGCAGTTTAATTATAATTCAAATACGGAATTAATTACATTATCATGTTCTGAAGCATCTCTTCCAGGTTCTTCATTGCTTACAAATGAAATTAATGATGATTACACAGGAGTTACTGAAAGATTAGCATATCGTAGACAATATGATGATCGTGCAGATTTTACTTTTTATGTGGATCATGGAAAAAATGATGGCGACTACAATATAATTTGGTTTTTTGAAAATTGGATTTCCTATATTGCAAATGAACAATTTAACGGTGGACAAGGAATTGAAGATGTGAATTATAATTATAGATTTAGATTTCCTGATGGAAAAGGAAGTACTACTGGAGGATATGTAGGAGATACTGGAAAAGCAACGACAGGATATCGTGCAGCAGCACTTTATATCAATAAATTTGAAAGAGATATGCAAGGAAGTTATTTAAGTTATAGATTCCTTAAGGCATATCCTATTGCAATTAATTCTATGCCAGTTTCTTATGAGTCTTCTGAACTCTTAAAATGTACGGTTTCTTTCACTTATACCAGATATGTTGTAAATAGACTGAAAGGCAATCCATCTCCTCAGATTAAAAATTCAGTTAGTCAATATTCAAATGTTTTTAGTACTAACTCTTCAAGTGGAGGACAAATTCCTGGAACAACAGTTGTTACAAATGAGTATTATAACAACTTTGGAAACAATAAACAGAATGCTACAAATACTGCAGACTTCTTTGGAGTTGCATAATAAATAGTCACACTGAAACTTTTATAGGATATTATGCCTTTACCAAAAATTGCCACACCAACATATGAGTTGGAATTGCCATCTACAGGACAAACCATTAAGTATCGTCCTTTTCTTGTAAAAGAAGAAAAACTTCTTGTTCTTGCATTAGAATCTGAAGATACAAAACAGATTACTACTGCAATCAAGACAGTTATCAAAAATTGTATTGAAACAAAGAATATTAAAGTAGAGTCATTACCTACCTTTGATATTGAATTTTTGTTTCTCAATATTCGTGCTAAATCAGTTGGAGAAGAAATTGAAGTTAACATTATTTGTCCAGACGATGAAGAGACTTCAGTTGCCGTGAATATTAATGTTGATGATATTCAAGTTCAAAAGAATAAAGAGCATAATAAACAAATTAAACTTGATGATTCTATTATGATGGAAATGAAGTATCCATCCTTGGATCAATTCATTAAGAGTAACTTTGATATTTCATCTGACAATGCAATGGATCAATCTTTTGAACTGATTGGATCTTGCATTGATAAAATTTATACTGAAGATGAAGTATGGACTACAGGTGATGTAACCAAAAAAGAAATCGCAGAGTTTCTGGAGCAAATGAATTCTGCACAATTCAAGCAGATTGAAAAATTCTTTGAGACAATGCCTAAATTATCTCATACAATCAAGGTTACAAATCCAAATACTCAAGTTGAAAGTGAAGTTGTTCTGGAAGGGTTATCGTCTTTTTTCGCATAGGTATGGTCCACATGGACCTTGAGAATTATTATAAACTCAACTTTTCTTTGATGCAGTATCACCGATGGTCTTTATGGGAAATTGAAAATCTTGTACCTTGGGAAAGAGATATCTATGTCGCTCTTCTGAAGAATCACCTAGAGGAAGAAGAACTTAAACAAAAAACATATAGTTAATTTTATTTTAATTTTTCGACATTTATAATGTCTTTATGTTTTTTTCTATTTCCTTTATAAACACCGTAAATATTTCCAATACTATATCCATTTATTTTTGACCAAGTAGATAATCCACATATTATAGTTTTATTTCCATTCAAATGAGTAAGTTTCCACCAATTAGAATGTGAGTGGTTTTCTCCCATATGAGATCTACTCATTTTTTTTATAGTTTCTAATGAAGGAGATTTTCCATAATTGGGATTATTTTTTCCAATATTTGCTTTACTTAATTTTTCTTTATGTTCTTTTGAAAGAACTTTATTTTTATTCATTCTTTTTAAGTTTTCTTTGAATTGCAAAGAACGAATAGCACCACTTGCACCATCTCCACCATTAGTTCTGTTGTGTAAAATACCTGTTCTCAAATCTTTTCTGCCAAAAACAGCAATCATATAAATTTCGTGCTTGAATGCTTCTTTTTCTGTTAAGTTTTGTTTGAGAAATATTATTCTTGATTTATCTTTTGGTGGGTTTATACCTTTTCTTCTCTTTACATATGCTCTTTTTTCTTTTCCCTTTCCAATATAATAAGGAGTTCTATCTTCACGCAAATATGCGTAAGTGTAATACATTTTTACTCTATTGAACCGCATTATTATTTATAAAATAAAAGAGGGAATTTCACCCTCTTCCTGAGAATTGCGGTTCAACAGGTATTATTATATATGATGATAAATATAACTACGAGTAGAAGAAGAACTTAAACAAAAAACAGGCTAATGGTTGCTACTTTAAATTCATCTAATAAAAGAATATCAGCAGCATCTTTTTTTGGTGGAGATAAAGTAGAAAAATATAGACTGGAATTAATTTCTGAAGGTAGAATTCCAGGTACAAAACTAAATGCAACTTCAGAAGAAAGAAGGCAAGCATTTAATCTTTATAGAAAAAACAAAATTGAATTTAAGAATTTTGTAGAAAAAGTTTTACAGAAACAAGTATCTGTTCAAAAAATTAAAACAGGAGGAATAAAAAGATTACCTCCAGGTAAAGTAGGTGGAGCACTTGCTAGAATTTCTCCACAACAAGATACTCCAAAATCTTCATTTGGAATTCTTAAAGTTCTAGATTCAATTTTAGCAACCTTAAAAAATCAATTTAAGTTTGATAAAAAGAAAAGTGATAGTGATAGAAAAGAAGAAGAAAGTAAAAAAAGAAGTAAGAGAGAAGGTGCATTAGAAGCAGTAAAAAAAATTAGTGGTAAAATCATTGATAAAGTTGTTGCACCTTTTAAGAGTATAATTGATAGAATTTGGAATTTTATATTCTATACTTTACTTGGTAGAGCATTTACTAAATTAATGGATTGGTTGGGTGATCCAAAAAATGCTCAAAAGGTTTCTGTACTTGGCAGGTTTCTAAAAGATTGGTGGCCTGCTTTACTTGGACTATATTTTATGCCTTTCAAGGGTTTTATGGTAAGAACTCTTGCAAGAATTGCGTGGTTTAGTGCCAGATTTGCTTTATTTAATCCTGTTGGATTAGCACTTACTGCTGCAACAATAGGAGGAGCAGTAAAAATAAAAGAGTCTGAAAGAATGAAACCTATTGTTAAAAAACAACAAAAGGAAATTGATAAAACCTTAGCAAGTAAAGAGGCTCCTTGGTATCAAAAACTTGGTGCATTTTTTGCCAATGAGAGTTTAAATGCTCCAGGAGGACCAAAAAATCCAATGGGAGTATCTGCACCTGGAAACATGTATAGTAGTGGTGGTTTAATTAACTCAAATACTGGAACTAAAGTATCTGGAGCAGGGAGAGATACTCAACTAACAGCATTAATGCCTGGTGAAATTGTAATGAATCGTGCGGCAGTTAAAGGAATTGGTGCAGATAAACTTCTTGCTTTAAATGCACAATATGGTGGTTCTAATGCAAATAGACCAAAGTATTCAAGTAACATTCAGTTTGCTGCTGATGGTGGAATGATTGGTGCTGGTAAATTTGCGGGTACTTCTACTTTTGGAGAATTGCCTTTAATTAAAGCAGCAAATTCTGCAGGTATTAAAGGTATGGAATTAGCGTCATTTTTATCTCAAATGTCACATGAGACTGGTGGATTTAAATGGAATGAAGAATTTGGAGGTGGAAGTGATAGTTATAGTGGAGGTAGAAGATTTAAAGGAAGAGGATATGTTCAATTAACTCACGATTATAATTACAGAAAATATGGAAGTAAGTTAGGAATTGATTTGGAAAAAAATCCAGATCTTGCATCGTCTGGAGATGTTGCTGCAAAAATTGCAGTGATGTATTGGAAAGATACTGTAAGGCCAATAGTTGGAAATAATTGGAATGATCCATTTCTAGCTTCAAAAGCAATAAACAATCCTTCTGCCAGAGGTCCAGGACAAATTAATGGATATGATGATAGAGTTTCTAAATTTAATGAATATAAAAATAAATTAAAATCCGGTAATTTGGGAGGTTCAAAACCAAAACCAAAACCAACTTCGCCAAAAAAACCAGGATTCTTACAAAATCTAGCTCAAAATTTTGGAAACTTTTTATTTAATAATCAACCAGCATATGCAAAAAAAATAGGTGGTGGTTTAATCAAAGAAAATACTGGAATGAATATTCCTGGAGCAACTGCAGATAGACAACGTATTGATGTCCAACCAGGAGAATATGTTCTTCCTAAAGATACAGTATCAGATCTTGGAGTATCATTGATTGATAAACTTGTTGCAATGACTGATGGCAATTCAACTGCAGCAAAAATTGGAAAAAGATCTGGCAGATATATGCCTGGTCCATTATCAAGAGCAGGACGTGGAGGAATGATGACTCTTCCACCAATTACTCAATCTGCAGGTGGAAGTATGGGAGCACCTGCATCAGGAACTTCAATTCCTTCTTTCTCTGCAGTATCTCCAAGTGGTGGTGCAGAAAGATCAATGAATGCAAGTATCTATGGGATTGTAGGATAAAATGGCAATTAATCCACAAAAACTTTTACCACCATCTAAAATTTCAACACCTGCTGAAAGAATGTCAGCAGCATATGATAAGAAAGTTGATGATTTAACTAATTTAAATGTTAAAAGAAAACTTATTAATGTTGATAAGTTTTTAAAAAATTCTTATACTCAGAAGAAAAAAGAAGAAGATAAAAAGAAAAGAAAAAAACAAACAGAGACAAGACAAGAAAGAGAAACAAAACTGGAAACGCCTAGAGGAATTAAAGGAATTGGAAAAATTAAATCATTAATTCCAGCAACTGGAATTCTTGATGCAGTACAGAGATTTGCAACTTTTACATTTATTGGGTGGTTATTTACTAAATTTGAAAAGGATCTTCCAAAGTTATTAACATTAACAAATAAACTTGCACCAATTGCCAATACTGCAGAAAAAATTATTGGTGGAATTTTTGAAGGAGTTGTTGGATTTATTGATAATGGATATAAAGCTTATGATCGGATGCGATCATTATCCAAAGATATTGGTGGAGAAAAAGCACAAAAAACATATGATGATTTTTCAAAAAATTTCAATTATATTACAAATGCAATCTTAACTTTTGGATTATCAACTCTTTTTCAACCGAAACCAACACCAACAAAATCAAATGGAGGAATGGTTGCTGAATATGCTCAAGGTGGTCCAGTTACTAGAGGTGGTCAAGTAGTTGGTGGTGCAGTTGGAAGAACTCTTAGTGCACAATCACAAAAACCAAGACAACAGCAAAAATTAAGACCAAAACCAACTCAACCAGGTAAAGATGTTGGTGGTAAGAAACAGATTGAAAAATTATATCCAAATCCAAAAATAACTGATGTAAAAACACCAAATCCATATAAAGCACTGACTGAAGCATCCAAATCATTAAAGCAAGGTGGAACAGCAGGAATTTTAATGGCAGCAGGTGTTGATCTTGCTCTGGGTCAAAATCTTGATTTTAATTTGATGAGTTCTTTGTCTGGTGATTTCCTGGTTAAATCAAAAGTCAATGAAGTTCTTCAGAATGTAAGAAAAGAAATAAGTAAAAAATCTGGTGCTGGACCTAGTGGCAGAGGACCTGGACAAGGTGGTGGGGCATATCTTGGCGATATTGAATATGGACCACTTCCATTAAATATGTCACAAAAGCAAGCATTTGCTACGATTTATGAACTTGCTAAGAAAAATGGCGATCCAATGCCAGAACTTACTGCAGCACAGGCAATGTTTGAATCTGGTTATTTATCTAGTGCAAACACTAGAGATTTAAACAATCCTTTTGGACAATCTGGAAAAGGAACTAAAGGAAGTTCTGGGAGATGGGCAGCATATAATAGTTTGGAAGATGCAGTTAAAGATCATATTAATCAATGGCAAAAAGATTATAAAGGATATAAAGGAATGGGAACTTATAGTTCTCCTATGGAAGGTTTGAGATCAGCAATTGAATCATATGCACCAGCAGCAGAAAATGATCAAGCAGCATATTTGAAATCCGTTGCTGGTATATTAACAACAATGGGGTTTGATCCTAACAAAAAAAATTCTGCAGTTGATTTAAGTACTAAAGCATTAATACAAAAAAGAAAACCTGGAGCAAAAGGAACTTCTGTATCTACACTGACTACTCCAAGTGCAATTACTACAAGTAATGGAAAATTAAATAAAAATCAAATGATATCTGTTGGAACTTTTCAGACGGATGATCCTTCTGCATGGTATGGAAATCAAGCAATGCTTCTAAAGGATGCTGGAGTTGCATTTAATGCTGCTGTTGCAGCAGCTGCAAAGGAAGGAATTGATTTAAGAGGTTCAATTAATAGCGCTTATCGA